AACTCTTCTTGTTGATGTTCTTGCAATCGTTCTATTCTCTGTGGTATTTTCTCTAACAATTCTAGGTTCTCTTGTTGAAACAATTGTTTCTCTAACTGTTTCTAATGAACCACTTGCTGAGTAATCTCCTTCACCAGCAGTTTCTACATCTGAATTTAAATCGTTAGTAGATGAACTTGTTAATCTGAATACTCTTGTACCTGTTCTCCATCTAGGATTTGAATCAACTGTTGGGTCAGGTATTGCAAAAGAACCTGATAATGCACCGTTAGCGTCTGATACTAAGTTACCACCTAATGAACCACCTGTCGGTGTTACATATGATGATATATCAATATTTTCAAAGAATGGATATACTCTTGTGTTTGGTTTAAATCTTGTACCTGTAAAGTTTACTGTTCTACTTCTAATGAATGGAATAAATGCAACATTAAGAACTCTATCGCCCATTGACCGTCTAACAACTTGTGGTACAAATACACTTCTAACACCTGTTCTCGTTTGATTAACTTGTTGAACGGATGTAATTTCTTGTGTTTGTAATACTCTTCTTGGAATACCGTGAGCAAATGTTTGTTCTCTTCTAGCACCACCAATATTTCTAGTACCTGATTCTACAGGTCTACCAACCCAATTGTCTTGCCATTCATTCCAAACAGTACCTAATTGTATTTCTGTTAAGTTAGGATTTCCTAAATTAGCAGCCATAGTATCAAACATACCTTGTTGGTTAACAACTAATTCTGGCACTCTTTCTGTTTCTTTCCACTCATCTCCTGGTGGGTCTAACTCAACAGTACCAACCCATGTGAATACATTGAATGGATTAACATTTAAAAATTTACTTGCAAAAGGTTGGTCAATTAAAGTTTGTTCAGTATAAGGTAATGTAATTAAATCACCAGTTTTCTGATAATTATTATCTGTTCTATCTGTAGAAAGAATTGCTGTACCATCATTATCAGCTTCAATCAACTGAACTGAATCTGTTTTACAAATTGGTCTTGCTTCACCTGAAGCCATATCCATTGCAATTCTGTAATCTAAATTACCAACATCACCAATACCATGACCAGTAAAGTTATCTACGATAAATCCATTTTTAAATCTATCAAAACCATCTGCGTCTTGTATTTGTAATTGTTGTGTCTGTGTTTCTAATAAAGATAATTGAGTATAGTATTCAATATTTTCTATTCTTTTTTCTAATCTACCAATATCTCTCATTGTATATCTTCGATTATCAATTTGTTCTATTTCAATTTCTTCTTCGGATAGAGTATATGGTGCTAGTGACAATGTGTATAAATGCATTGCACCATCTAAATTTTTAGGAACTTGTGGGTCTAATGAAGACGCACCTTCAACAACTTTAAATGAACCGTCTTTATCTAAAAATACTTTATCAATTCTTGATAGATAGTATTCAAAATCTGTAGTTACATCATCACCAAATTTAACAACATCTACTGTTGAAGCACCTGTGCCATCAAAACTTCTATCTTGACCACCTGAATTAATTGTACTTGCGTCATCAACTCTTGGTCTAAAGTCTAAACAATCTCTTAATTGAAATGATTGTCCTGTTGTATCTGATTTGTATTCTGGAATATCTGCATAGTTAACAACACCTGAATAAGAGTCAACATCAAAATAATCTCCTGAACCGTGTGAGAAGTAATCAAAGTTAACAAGTAATCTACCTGTTGGTGTTAACTCGCCAGTTTTTAATTTAATTCTACCAATATCATAGAAGTTATCTCTTTGACCTGTATCTAATTCAAATCTACTTGTAATATCTGTATGTGATGTTGTAGCAGCTGTGCTAAAATCAGGAGACATATAAACATTATTAATTTTATAAACATCAGCCTTTGCTAAACCTATAACACCACTTTCGATAGTAGCTTGTGTAGATACTGCTACAGTAGAACCTGTATTTAATGTTTTAGTTTTAGAACCTGCAACTGAACGATTTACTGTCGCAATAATTTTTAATTCTGCGTCTGCATAAGCAGTACCAAAATCCAAGTCAAGTGTTTTTCCTGTTGGAGAACCTGATAGTGTGAATATAGGGTTGCCATCAGCATTATTACCTGTTAAACTTAGGATGTTTCCGTTAGCACCAGATGAAGCTGAACCAATTGCTTTAATAGATACAGTATAATCTCCTTCAGATAAACTAGCAAATGTTTCGTTTGTACCTGCTGAAATTTGACCTGAACCGGATGATAACTGTTTTATAAACTGTCTTCTTACTTTAAAGTTTGTATCTGTAATACCTGAATTAGAAGTAGTTTTTAAAGTCTTAACTGCTTCATTTGGCAATTTAAATATAGATACATTTTTATTTGAATCTTGTAATTTAGCTCTGTTTCTAGTTGCAACAGATTTAGTTGAAACATCTGAACCACCAACAGCAGCTGATAATGTCAAAGAAGTATTTGATATGATAGCTTCTACAATTCTAGTTACTGTTCCACCTGCGTCTGTAGAGATTGTAATTTCATCTCCGATTTTTAATTCTGTATTAAATAAAGTACCAAAACCAGTAACAGCAGTACCACTATTTGCAACTGTAATGTTACCTGTAATCTGTAAACTTTCTCCATATGATGAACTTCTTGATACATCAGCCGTGTATGCTGGTGTGCCCGCCATACCAATTTGTTTAGTAGCAGAAAAATCATATTGTCTAACACCTTTTAGGCCAACTGCGTCTGCTTGAATAATTGCTGTATTACTTGATGTGCCACCAGTAATTGTTTCACCTGTAACAAATGAACCGTTTGTACTTGATAAGACTAATACTCCGTGTGTAGCAGTACCGCCTGAAGTATATGATGTAAATCCAGTACCGTCAATTGAACTTATACCGTCTGTGGCATACAATTGAAAAGTGTTTGCTGCTGGATTTCTAACAGTATAAACATTACCATTTAATTCTGTCATACCTGCAACACTTGAAATTGTAACTTGTTGTCCTTCTTTAAGTGAATGTGCTGTTGCTGTAATAACTACAGGATTAGCTGCTGTTGCACCTGAAATTGTAGCGCTAGTAGCAGTTGTTATACTTTCTACCGTACCTGTAGCATTTGAAGTGCTACCTGTTATAGTTTCTCCCGTTGTGAATGCTGTGTTTGTAGTAACATTTAAATGAGTGAACATGTTAATGTCAAACATGTAATGTCTATAAATTGCACTTGTTAAACTTGAACTAGCAAATGTGTATGCTGAAGCAGCTCCAGTTACATATTGAAAACCTTTTGACTTAGCACGACCAATTGATGTTATAGAACCACCTGAACCTGCGTTTTCTGTACCTCTAGCACTTGTTAAAGTATCGTAGAAATTAATTCTTTTAAATGCTTCTGTAGAACCTGATACAAAACCTACATCTGGCGAACCAAATATATTTGTAACATTAACATAGTTACCTACATCAAATTTAGTAGTAAAATTATTTTGTGTATCAAAATCTCTGGCCTTATTTAAATTAATAAATGTAGTACCGATTGTTTCAATTTCATAACCTTTAACATATGCTTTACCAGCACCTAAACCTAATGCTAGTTTAGTTTCTAAACCACCGTTAGCTGAAGTGTAAATACCTCTGTTATTACCACTTTTTAAATGTTCTCTAATATCTAAATCGAAATCTCTTACTGCGTAGTCACCACTTTCATCAAATGTTCTACGAGCAAGTGTATCTTCTAATACTGCATAGTCTGTTGTTCTTACTTGATTTTGTAAGATACCTGCTTTTAATCTTAACAACTCTACAAAGTTTGCGTCATCTGTAGCAGCTAAAGTTTTCTTTGTAAGTGTTAATGTAATTTTAAATCTGTGAGCACCAGGAGCATTTAAGTTAGATGTTCCTTGTGCATTATCATTTAAACTTTGGTCATCATTTGGAGTTTCAAATGTTTCAGCAACTAATAGACCTACTCTGTAAGATGGTGTGTTACTATATTTTTCTAAAATTAAAGTTTGTTCAGCAACTTCGACATGAAAGCCGTTGATATAATAAACACCCTCTGCAATATAGGCAGCTGAACCTGTAGCACATGTATTTACTACTGCTGAAACTGTTGTTACAACTCCTTGTAAAGTTGTAGAAACAGAGATTGTTTCTCCGTCTGTAAATTTTGTAGAAGAATTATTAGTACCTGAAGTTTCGTATTGTACAAATAATGTGTTAGGGTCAGTACCGTCTGTAGCAGATATGTTAATTACTTTTGCAACAACGCCTGAAGTTTGACCTGTTAATTGTAAGTTATTAAAATCTGCAAGTGTAACACCAACTGCGGCTGAATCTGTGAATGAAGTTAACTTAACAGCATAATAATTAATATTATAACCGATTTCACCAGGAATAACCATTGCACCTTTTTCAAAAAGATGGTCTGATACTCTTTCTACTTGATTTTGTAGAATTGATTGTGATTGTGTTAACTCTCGAGCCTGAACTGCAAATGACGGTCTAAAAAGAATTCTGTGAAAATTCTTTGACTCGTTAAAGTCATCATAGTAAGGTGAGAGGTTAAAGTCAGTTGGACTTGGCATTTAACTCTCCTAAAATTCTATAACCAGTTTAATATTCTCTGTTTGGTCAGCAGCTCTTGTAATCGGCGCTCTGTTTTCAATGTAAAGAATATCACCAGAGTCAGCGTCTATTTCTGCACTTGAATATCCACTTGTAAATGCCTGGCTGTTAATAGTGCTTGTTGATGTTGTAGGTGTACCATTAGCACTTGATGTTTGGCCTGTAATAACATTTTGGCCACTAAATGCTGTTAAATTTCCATATTGGTCGATACCTTCATCAACATGTCTTGTTTGTATATAGTACAATATACTATTAACTGAATCCCATTCTACAACCTTACCTACTGCACCTGTAGAGGCTTGGTTAATTTCTTCGTCAATTGTAAA